CATTTTATTTATATTGTGTTTAGTCTATCCAAATAGTTTTCTATGTCTTCTATTTGACTAGGTTTATATTGTATCACGTTCTCAGGAAGCGTGTCAACTCTACGGGGCTTATCCTTAAATGTGTGAATCTCAACTTCAAGGTTTTGGTCTCTTGGGGTATAGGAAATAGCACCAAAAATAGAACCACACACAGCGTCAGCCAAGTCCTTTGATTTTTTGCGTGGGTGATCTACCTTATCATTCTTCATAATTTTAAGTTCTGTTAATTCTTCAAACAAAAGTTCTATAGCAGGCATAGCCAAACGCTCTTCATACACAAGCATAGCCATATCCTCATAGTGCTTTTTTGCTACTGATACTGTTTCTGTTCTCATACCTACTGCCTGTAATTCATTTTGAATATCAAATGATTGCCAACGGTCAAATGTAACTAATCCAATATTAAATCCAAGTCTGCGTAGATTTTGGATCCACTGCTTTACCTCAGATAGATTTACTGGTCCTTCTACCTTTGGCTCCCACCACGCTACTGCATCTACAACTACTACAGGAGATATCTGCTCATAGTCTTTAATTACCTGCACGTTGACCCACTTCTCAACATGTGCAATTGCAACAGCACATTTGTCATGTTTTTGTGCAAGGTCAGCATGAACATAATAAACTTTTTCTGGATCTGGCTTAAAGTTTTCTTCAAATCTTCTGAATGTATCAAGAGGATTTCTAATACTCATACAGGCTCTTACTTTATCTGCCTGCTTAAAAAATGCATCAGAAGCATATGTAGGAACACAAGCAAAGCGCATCATTGCATCGCCAAGATCTGTCATAAAAGCAATTTTAAAATCATCAACTTTTCTTGTAGGATTTACTTCCCAGGTAGGCCTTTTAAGAGCAAAGACTCCAGGATATTTGTATGACTTTATGTGATCCTCGTCCCAAGCAATATCAAACCAATTATCTTTATCGTCTTCTGGAAGTAACGGATTGATTATAAATCTATGTGTTTTGCTTATTACTTCTTTCTCAGCAATTACTGCTTCATACCGCTCAGAAATAAAGTCTCCATTGTATCTCGGAAATGAAAGAAGAACTACCTTTCCAAGATCTGGGAAGCGAGAATCTACTGAGCCACGGAACGCTTTGTAGATATTGTCAGCAGTTTTTCCTTGTTCATTACCTGTTGCAACTTCAGACGCAAAACCTGAAATCTCATCAAGAACTGCAAGTAAAAGATTTAGACCCTCATGCGACTCTCTTTCTGAGTGACCTGAATAAACAGTTACAGATTTTTCAAAACTAATAGAGTCTACCTTTGCTTCATACTTACCAGCAAACCATGGTGACTTCTCAATCTTTGTTTTAAAACCTTTAAAGAAAACATTCTTAGCCTGTTGTGCGTTAATAGCAACATTAATAAGATCTATGGCATCCCCAGAGGGTTTGCCGAAATATCTGGCTGGGTCCTTAAGGCATAATAACTTATACACAATGTAAGCACAAGCAACAGTAGAAGTAAAATCTTTACCACTACCCTTGCCAAGTTGAAGGATAATTTCATTCTTAGTAAATTTTTCAAAATATTTTGCCCCTTCTTCATTACCCATTAATATTTGTAAATCTTCTTTACGATAAATCTGACTCATCGCTTGAACTATGTCATATTGAATATCTGAAAGACCAGGTTGACCTAAATAGTCTGGAGACTCAACAAATGTCTTTGCGTCTACTGGGGTTTCTTCAAAATGATTATCTGCAAGGGCTTCAAGAAAGTCATCAAACATCATGGACAATTGTAATCACTTCATCCTTTTTTGCAATGTCAGAAAGTCTACGCATAATCTCATCACGTATCTGTGGATATTCAGATGCAATATCTCTAAGAATTCCCATTAAAATTTCTTGTTTCTTTTCTATTTGTAGCATCTCTTCTGCAAGTTCTTTATTTTCAAGCAAACCTGCTTTTTGCAACATATCAATTCTTTTTGACTCAATATCCATTACCAATTTAATTGCTTGTGTTTTAGCACCAAGATTGTTTGTTAGTGATGCCTCATCTATTACTTCATATGATTTTGTAATTAATTTATTATAATGTGCATCAGCAATAGCCAGTGCCTCTTTAGCACGAGCACGTATAGCGTCATTTGCAGAAGCCATAACCTTCCACTCATTTATATGCTGCACTACACGAGTTCTTGGTATAGCAAGATCTTTAGATATTTTAGTTGCATCACTACCTTTAAGATATTCACTAACAACCACATTTAATTCATCAAGATGCTTTACTAAATCTTCTTCAGTTGACATAATTTTCCGCCTTATATATATTAAAAACTAACTCTGACCAAGCGTAGTGCAGTCCAGTGCCTGGGTGAGAATTGTCTCTAGCAATTAAATAAAAATCATCTTTTGGATTATTGTTATGATATTCATACACAGAAGACAAAATCATATTAGAGTCTAAATGATAATATCTTTGTAAATCTGTAATATTTATAAATCTAGAAACCTCATCTACATAAGAAAATAAATATAATTTAATGTTATTACTACGACAATAAGTTTCTAGCATATGTAGATACTGATATATATAAATTCTTTTTTCATATATTATTGCCTGATTATCTATTTGGTTTTTATAATTTGCATGTCTATAATTTCTTTTTATATAATCTAAACTATTGTTTGGTATAGTATCAACCCATTGATCTGAAGAATTTATTAATGCATAAAATCTAGAGAGGTCTGGTAAATCTATAAAAATAACATCTGGATTACCATAGTTTTTAATATACTTAAAAATATTAAAAACAATATCAAAAACTCCAGTTCCTGGTGTTCCTAAATTATAATACCCAGAAACTTTTTCTTTATTTTTTATTTTATTATAAAGCAGATGAGACCATAGTTCTTTTGTATACAGCCCAACCCCATAAGTTACCGAACACCCAGAAAACAAAATATGCTTTCCGTCATGTGCGATTTTAAATTCGTCTGATCGAAAAAAATCAGAATTAATATTAAATGTGTCTGGATTATCTTTATAATCTATGATCCATTTAGCATGATCGGGTATTTTTAGATCTGCATTTGAAAATATTAAAGCATCCTCAACGCTTCTCCACCCCTGTAATTTGGAGTCAAAAGGATTTGTAACAGAAACATTTGTTAATAATTCAATTGAGTTATGATAGTTTGTAACAATTCCCATATATTAATTATACCCTAATCCATGCCTTTTGCAATTTTCAAGAGTATTAGATAGCCTATTAAGTCATCAATATCATTATCACCTATATAGTCTGTTCCACGCATTATTCTACTTAGTTTGTCGTCAATGCGAACATGAAGTTGTTCTCTTGCATCGGCTTTACTAAAAATACGAACAGGCTCTAACGCTGAATTTCCATATGCTATATTTTTTTTAATTAACATATGTGCAATCTCATGCGATGTTTCCCATATCTGTTTACCTGCAGAAGTTCCAACGGTTAGTAGATATAGGTCCTCGCAATTAAAATTTTTAGAATCAGGAAACACTGGATTCATCTCTTAGACTTCCTCAGCCCAAATTTAGCAAGATATACATAAATAGTTTCCACACTTACCCCACATTCTTTTGCTATAGCCTCTGGAGATTTTTTATCAATATGATATCTCTTTTTTAGCCACAGTTCGCTTGTATATAGTTTAGCACTCATAACTATTCCTTGTCAATTCCAATAGCCTTATTCCAATTATTTATTGACCAGTGGCCTATTCCGCATGCGTCCGCCACATCATTATCGTCAATTTTTTTATTATAAATAACATCTAATAATTTTATTGTTCTTTGTTTACGAAAATCTCGCTCATATGATTTATACCAGGAATCTGATTTCCCAGGATTAGATAATCTTATCTTAATCTGTTCCTCTTTTGTTAATCTTTTATTTCCTAGATAATTTTGCCATGTTATTGGTGAAACCTTACCTATAATTTTAATTCCAGACATCCCAGCCCCTCCAAGAATACCTCCCTGAATTAGTGCAAGGTCTGCTGCAGTTTTTGGAGAATTCATAAATACAGTATGTTCAATAACAATAGCCTCAATTAAATTATAGTGATCAAATAGTGCTTTGGATTTTTTACAAGCATCAATTATTTTTTGATAAATATCATCACCTTCAAATGTTATTTTGCCATAACGATCTAAATTTTTATATGAATAGATAGCAAATGCAAGACTGTTTGTACTTGCATCAATAGAACATATAACATTTGGTATATTATTTTTTATCATTAAATAAGCCTTTTATTTCTTTAATTGCTTTTTTTACATCATTAGGATTAATGATACATTGCGAACAAAGTAGTTCATCATTATATATTGATAATCTTTGTTCACATTTTTTGCATTTACGATTTTTACCTTTTCTTTTTTGTCTTCTAGTTTGAAGATATCTTATTGCAATTTTTTCTTTAGTAGCGTTTTCTCTACATTCTTCAGAACAATATATTTGATAAGATATTGCAGTTTCAAAGTTTTGATCACACCAACTACATGTTTTCATTTTCTAGCAACTCCAGAGGTTTAATTTTAATTACCCCTGTCTCTGCTTCGGCACATGCTTTTTGAATTGGACAAACTTTGCATATTTTAGAATTAGATCTATATGGCTTCTGTGGAAGTTTTCGATCTTTCCAATTTTTATATACATCTCTCATCCAATCAAATGCCTGGTCTACCCACCGACGATATTGATCACTTAGTAATACTGGCAAAGTTAATAACTCGTGATTATTTTTATTTTCATAAATCATTACACCTTTATTAACTTTCCAAACTTTCATATAAATAAGTAATTGCATAAGATGACCCATTTTTGGTTTTTTGCTACTCTTTTTATACTCAAAACCTTCATTGGATATTGTTTTAATTTCTCCAACTACTCTTTCATTATTAATATTTAGCATAACATCGCCGTATCCATCAAAAGGAGGGTCTTCTGTTTTAACCCTAAATTCCATTGCTGGATGAGTTTGTTTATTATATTTTCTTTCTAAGGAGTCAAATACCATAGTGGTATCAAGAAGCCCAGAAGCCTCTATCGCTTCCTGAATTCGATTATGTCCTAAAGTTCCATTTGTTCTATTTGCTACTCCAAATGCATCTGAGTTATCATGAAATACAGCACCGTCAAAAGCAAGATACCAAAATCTTGGGCATTCGCCTGCTCCATAAGTTAATGTTGATGCAGAAAAATTACTTTTTTTGCTAAATTTTGGTTTAGTTTTAGTTAAATATCCAGATTCTATTTTTTCTACTAAGCCATCAATAAATCCTACATCTTCTTTTGAATGTGTACTTGTTTTACTTTCTTTTAACATTACCTGTTTTAATAAATTTTTAGCCATGTTTTCCTTTGTTTAAGTTAATTATATCAGACTTTAGCGAGTTATGTATTTAAGTGCAGAAACTAAATTATTAATGGATTCTGCTGCTGTGTAATATATATTTTTTTGCCCACGATTTGATTTGTCTACATTAGCCATCCAGGTAGCACGTAATGCCATCTTAGATGCTATAGCCTGAAGTCTAACAATTTCTAAAGTTGCAACATTCATAGGGATGTCTGGCTTTATTATTAATTTTGCAATTACTGTTAATGCTGTTGTTAATTCTTCATCTTGCATGTAATCAGATATTTCAGATAATCCATTAATCATTTCTAGTGTAGTCTGCTGTTGTTCCATTAATATTCCTTTTCATGTCTAGGGATTCCAATTTTTTCTCCGTCAGACTCATAAGTATCCCATGCTACCATAAATCTTGGATGATTGTTTAACTCTTCAATATACTGTTTTCTTTTTTCTGGATATATTTTAGGATCAATTGGATTATTTTCTCCAGTAAATCTATAACTTGATGTTGGGCACCAATCCATGCTTATTATTTCTAAAAATTCTCCATCTTTAAATTTTCTTTTTGGTCTCCAATGCACTTGGTTAACAGCACTAAATACTATTGCCTGGTTATTTTTAAGCGGATAATGCTTTCCATCTATTACAACATCCCACTCTATATTACTATCCAATTGATAATTTATGGTTACTAAGTTTTCATCTGCATCAATGTGAGGCTCTAAAGAAGGACTTTTTATTCCACGACTATATTTTTTATTATATTCGATATAGTTATAGTGGCATAAAGCAATATCTCCGTCATAAGTTGGCTTTGCAATTAAATCTAATTTTTGTTCTATATATTTTGGAATTTCAAATTCAATTAAAACACGAGACATATATTCAATATACTTTGGTTGAAATCTAGAAACATCTTTATTTTTATTTTCTTCTGACATTCTTTCTAATGGCATAAAAATAACTGGCTCAAGTTCATTTTTGTTTTTATATATTATAGATTTAATATCTAATATTTCTTCATCAGAAAAAAGATCATCAATATAAAAAGGTAATTCTATTTTATATTTTTCCATACTTGTTAAAAATTTATGAAGTTCAGCCATTTTGTTTCCTTTCATATCTATAAATATCAAAATCAGGATTTAAACTATTAGAACTTATTCCTGCTGTTTGCTTCCACTCTTCCCATCTTAATTTACCATGCTCTCGCATTTGATTAATATGATCTACTGATAATGACTCTGCATCAACTGGCTCAAAATGTAAAAATATTGCTTCGAGAAAATTATCTTTATTAAAATTTTGTTTTGGCCTCCAGTGTATTTGGTGTGTTCCACTAAATGTTAAAATTTCATTATCTTGTAGTAAAAACTCATTTTTATTTTTCCAATTATCAACTACTATTGGCCATTTAATATTCGATCTAACTTGATAATCTAAGGTAACTCTAGGGCCAGAAAATGCCTCATCTGTATGAGGAAAAAGTAATGGATGATAATTTTCTACAATTTCATATCTAGAAAAATTATACTCTAACAGTTTTAACTTAGTTCCAGAAATGCCCTCTGCATATTCTAAAAATTTATTTTCTATGTGTGCTGGCAATTTAATGTGCCAAGAATAATAACATAATGTATCTAAGAATGTTTTATGGCTAGTATTTTTTACTGTTTCAAAAATCTCACTAATATCTTTATCGCTTAAAGCATTTTTTATAACTATGTTTGGAAAATCTTTTTTCATATATTATCTCCTCTACTAATTATATCAAATTCTTCTACAGCATTACTAATTCCACAAAGTTCTCTTATGCGATGTGATCTATACTCTAATATTTCTTTTTGATTTTTAGACCATGGTTTTTGTGGAGAGAATGCAAAATGACAGAATAGCATGTCTGTAAATTCATTAATTTCAAAATTTTCACGCCTATCTCTCCAATGTATTTGTTGTGTTCCATAAAAAAGAATAGCATCTCGTTCAAAAATATTAAACTTATTTCCTTCGACTATAACTGGCCAATTAATGTTTGACTTTAATTGTATGTCTACAGTTATGCGTTGTCCGTCTTTAGCATGTGTATCAAAATGAGGAAATAATTTTGGTTTATTTCCATATTGTGGTGTATATTGTGCAAAAGAGCATTCTGTTAAAGTTAAAGACTCTTGATCTTTTAATAAATTATTTTCATTTGCAATTTTATTAATTTTTAAATTTAAAATATTTTTTATATCATTATTATTTATTGCATAAGCAATATGCCCCACAAATGGCTGGTATATACCGTCTTCAAATTTTTTATTATTAACTTGCTCATAAATTAGTTTTTCAAAATCCTCATCAATTAAATTTTTTATATATATGGTTTTTGCATCTTCATTTTCTACATGAGATATTGACAATTCATAATTATAAGGTGCAGGATTAAAACTTTGTTCATTCATATATATATTATACCTCATCAATAATGTTTTCTAATATAGATAATTCCAATATGGCCAATCTAACCTTTTTGTTTCCTTCTCCTAGAACCAATATGATTGCTGGATCATTTCCATTTTTAACTGCATCTGTAACTGTTTTTGCCCATACTTTTTGATTTAGTGTAAAGGATTTTTTGTTTTCTTTAAAGTCAACAGTAAAATTATTCCAGGTTGCGTCTCCTTTTTTGGTATTTCTCCCAGAATTTTTATGCTGTTTAGCGCCCAATCTTTTGCTTTCGTTTTTTTCACTCATGTTTTTTCTTTGTTTTATAACCTACTTTAAATAACTGACTTTCAGATAAATGCTTGTCTGGACACATCCAGGTGGCTATTCCAGTGGACATATAAACACGCATAGTCCTTACTTCTTTTTTACAAGTTCTACAAGGAAACTTACCCTCATAAACATTATACTTTTCCGTCAACTTTATCCTTAATCATATTTTGTAGATTAAGATCCTCTCTTACTTTATTAATAAATCCTTCTCTGCCTTGGACTTTTGATCCGTCTGGCAATAAATACCATGCTCCTGTTCGTTCAACAATTCCAATTAATTCAGCAGTGTCAACAAGATCAGCGATCCCATCAATGCCCAAAGTATTGCCTCTAAAATAGAAATCATATTCACCAGACTGAAAAGCAGGACTGGTTTTACTAAACTGGAGTTCCCATCTAATTTTTCTACCAACTTTTTCTTCAATAGCCTTGTCACCAACATATATTTTTCCTTTCAATGCTTGATTGTCTGATTCAGATGAAAATAATTTAACAACTGTAGATGAATAAAATTTTGTAGCCTGACCACCAGTTGGCTGCTGACTTGTATACATTGCATTAATATTATTGCGAGATTGAGAGATCAAGATTAATAATGTTGGCTTAACTTTATTATTAGCATAATTAAGCATTTTCCATGCATTACTAAAATCTCTGGACTCTGCACCAATTTGTTTTGTATTTTCTAGTTGTTTAAGTTCACTTGAATCTTTTTCAAAATAAATTGCTGGAAGCAAAGAAGTAATTGAGTCTACGACAATTACATCAACTCCAGCCTCCATTAGGCTAACAGCAACATCTACCATTTCATTAATAGTTCTGGCTTGAGACACAATAAGTTTTGAAGTGTCTACCCCTAATTTTTCTGCCCAGTCTTTATCGTAAGACATTTCTGCATCAATCCATGCACAGATCTTTTCTTCTTTTTGTGCAAGGGCAATTGTCTGAAGGCATAAAGACGATTTTGCACTTGATTTGCTTCCCCAAATAAGAACCTGTCTGCCATATGGAAGTCCTCCATTTAATGCACGATTAAGGCCAAAACTTGGTGTTGCAGCATATTCTGTTTTTGGAACTTCATCGCCGACTAGTATACTCTTTCTTAGTTTAGGATTTAGTTGTGCTAATACATCTTCAAGGCTAACCGACATTTATATCCTCCAATATTACTGTACCGTCTTTAGTTTTACCCAATTCAAATTTATATGCATGGCCTTCTTCAATCTTCATATATGCCTTAGCAAAGGCAGTAGGAAATACTGTTACTGGATGAAGTTCTCTAGATGTATCTGCTAGAGTCAGCGATGCCATTTTCTTTCCTGCTTTCGTTATCCTAGGTTTAAAGGATACCACAAACAACTCATCATCTTTATATGGAAGCATTCTATAGTTTAAAAATTTAATTAATGCAGCATCTGAATTTTTTATTTCGTCCACAGGAATAGCACTAACAATTCTATTATCAGAACATAGTGCAATATAACTTCGTCCAGCCTCAATTATAGTTTGCTCTTCATCAAACACACCTATACTTCCTGTCTTATCTAATATCTCAACACGAGACCAACCTTTGCCTCGCTTAATACCCTTAACCATTCCCATAAGAATGAATGATCCTTTTTCTTCAAAATCTTCTACTGGATTAATAAAGGCATGATAGTGTGATGGAACTGTTTGTGTGAATTCTGGCAACCCCAAATACTCATAAAGATTTTCACGAATTTCATTATCATTCCTTGGGTTATCTGAAAATGTAGCAGCACCAATAACCCTTAATGCCTCTAGTGCTCTGCTGTTGACTCCATTACCTTTTGTAAATGTAATGGTTTTAACTTCCTCGAAAGACTTAAAAGGTCGTGCCGATATATATCGTTCTGCAATCTTATCAGAGATAAACTTGATCCCCGAGAGTCCAAACCGAATACCCTTGCCCTCAATTTTAAAATCAATATCCGAATCGTTAATGTGAGGTAGTTTAATGCTAATCCCCATTCTTTTCGCTTCAATAAGATATTCAGTTCTCGCATCTTTGTCCCTTTCATTTTTTAATAATGAGTACATAAACTCAATTGGATAATAATACTTTAGCCATGCCGTCCAATACGAGAGCGTAGAGTAAGCAACCGCATGAGACTTGTTGAACGAATAACCCGCATGCGCCTCAAAGTCATGCCATAAATCACGAGCCTGATTAGGACTAACAAACCTAGAAGCACCATCAACGAACCTATCACGAAAAGCATCAAACTCTCTAGCATCTTTCTTTTTACCAATGATCTTACGAACCTTATCGGCTTCAGACCAAGACATTCCTCCCAATTGAACACAAGCCTGCATGACCTGCTCTTGGTATAGGATACACCCATATGTTTCTTCTGTGAAAGGCTTCATGGTTTGATGCAGGTAATTAACAGCCTGCCTGCCATGTTTTCTCTCAATATAATCTTTACCAATGGTATTCATGGCACCTGGACGAACCAAGGCGTTTGAAGCAGATAACTCTGCAAGATTTTTTACACCCATCTT